CATCAGCCATAGTTATTCTCCTAAGTTAATTAAGCGTCAGCAAAAGGCGTAACAATCGTTCCAGAGCCTAGCAATAATGTGTTGTGCACTAAATAAGTAGCAGAGTCAATAGCAGTTACCTGAACAACACTACCCACAAGACCGCCTTTCGTAGATCCGTTCAAAGTGATTACATCGTTAGAGCCTGCCGGAATAAACGCTTTTTTAGCGCCATCATCAACTGCGACCATTGCAGCGCCGACAAACTTGTCAGTGCCGTCAGTCAAGATATCAAGATCGGTTGCTGCGGTTTCTACATAAAAGTAAAAAGAAGCACCAATGTTGTTTGCTTGATCAGGAGAAGTAGGGTCTGTTGGAGAAGTTGCAACGATTGTTGGTAAAGTAAACTTACCATCAGCATCGTTTAACAAAATAATTTTACCAGCATGAGTCGCAACAGTTAGTGTTGTGTCTGCAGATAAACTAACACTGCTATTTACCCCGGCAGTAATAAATCCTGCTAAAGATTTAACGGGACCAGAAAAAGTAGTTTGAGCCATTGTGTTCACCTCTTACGAAAGGATTCGTTTTAGTATCTTCGTAACGTCTGCTGGGACAGTTACTAAAACTCATTATACCCAGAAAATAAAAGGGGGGTATACCCCCCCTCTCAATTAAGCGCCGGGGGATCCGAAAATACCACGCCAGTCACTAAAGCCAAAGCTATATCGTTCTCTCGCTTTATAACGAACATTTCCGGTTTCAAAATCACCTTCCATGTTAGTTGATACAGGAGTACGAACAAAGTGCTTCAGTCCATTAGGAACGTCAGTTTTCAAAAAGAAAGCATCAGTATCCGTCAAGAAATGATTCACAACGTAACCTTCAGGGACCATTCCCATGTTTCGGATAGCGTTGATATCATTGTCAGCTGTTCCAACTCGTCCCGGAGTGTTAAGCAGACGATCTGCTACAAACTGGAGTGAAGAAGGAATAATCAGCTTACGAGCCTGTGCATTAATCTTCAGACCACGCTCATCTTCAAAAGCAGCAATATCAATTAAGGCTTGCTCCAATGAAGTTTCGTTAAGGTCTGAAGCTGTAGACAGCTCATTAGACTGAGTTTGGTTAGATACAGTCGGATGGTCAGTAGCACAAAGCTCCTTACCGTCACCACCTAGGAAGCTAGTACTGAACGCATTGTTCAGAATGTTAGCACCTTTGATGTTTTTAGTCTGCATCATAGATCGCGCAAGTGCGCGAGTGTAACGAGAAGAAAGGGTATCGTAGAGATTATCTTCGATAGCTTCCTCAGTCAGTGAAAACGCCAACGCAATGGTTTCATGCGAGTAACGTGCAGTATATGACTCTTGTGCAGTGTCATATGTTACATTGCTACCTTCGCTTTTAACCGGTGCTTCACCAAAACCCGTCAACATTACTTCTTCCTCAAAAGCTCGTTCTGAACTTTCAGTGTCGAAGATGTCTTCGTACTCGGCGGCGTATCGATCATATTCCAAGCCAAAGAGAGCGTGAAGGCCGGGAACAAGCTCTTTTACGAGTTGTGCTCTATTAATCGCCATTAGTTACTCTCCCTAGACTGCGAATGTGTTAGTTGGGAACGTAAAGAAGGCTCTTGCAGAAGCACCAATACTATTGCTTGGAGAATCTACGAAACCTACACAAAGAGCTACACCACTACTAGTAGTTGCGGTTACACCCTCTTTTGAACGTCCATTATTGGTTGAACCCGCTGTAGTACTAAGCGTGTACTTATTACCAATGAAACTTACAGCAGGAGTTCCTGCAGTAAACTGTGCTTCATAGATAATTGCAGGATCTACATACACATAGGCTTCGGCATCTGCCCCACCTAGAGTTGCGAGATCTGCGGTCCACTGATTAGACCAAGTTGGGGTGCCATCGGTAGCAGTATACTGCACACCGTAAAAAACACCTGCGGGAGTGCTTGTTGCACCAGCCTGATTTATATAGCCCGAAGAAAGCGTTACAACATCACCGCTAAAAATAGCAGTGTTATAGCCACTTGCAATACGCATTTTCTTGGGTCTAATAATCCCACCGTACATATGGGAGGCGGGTGTAAAGCCATTAGGGGCATCTACGTTTGCCATTTTAAAACCCTCCTAAAGAGTCATGAGAAAAGTTAATCGGCATCAACAGTACGTCGACTACCGAACTCCGTTTTTGAGCTCCTTTGAATGTCTCCCTTTCGGATAGGCATTCTAGGATCACTATCTCGCATTAAATCGTTGTCGACTCCGTACAACTGGCTATCCGTTACGTTTTTATAGTAAGCGTTTCGTTCAGCTACGGTTTCTTCAGGAATTTTTGCGAGAATTAGCCCACCAACTCCAATCACACCCGCGTGCCTTCCGTCGTCAATAGTAGGAGCATCAAAATCGGGATAATCCGCTGCTTTCACAGGTTCAAATCCTTCACGAATACGCTTAGACATATTCGCTCGATCATCATGTCCTCTGACTTCGGCACGTATCCACCTGTGTTTATATCCATCAGGTGCTGTAGGGGCATCAAGCATTGAAGGCGGTTGCCATGGTTTTCTGCGAGTTTTAGATTCTCGTGCTTCAGCAGATCTGGAGACTCGATCTGTCATTTTATTCTCCTTAGACGTATTTTGCATACTCTTCAACGGGCACACCAATTCTTTTTGCAATTGCAACTTGTGAGGGTGTGAGACTCACTTTGCGTGCTCCACGATTAGCTGGACTAGCTCCACGACTAGAACCGGCTACTTGCTGTGACTGCACGTGTTTCGGCTGTTCAAACTTATGGGGGAAATTCTCCCTAAGCTGTGAATTAAGCTCTTGATAATATTCATCGGAAGTAGGATCAACTCCCCCTCGTTTAAGATCTTCATCAATCGCCATTGCCGCACTCGTCATGATTCGGTCTTGACCAAACCATGAATTCTTTTCGGCCCACGCTTCAGCTTTTACATCTCTAGGCGGTGGCTGTTTTGGTGAATTTACTTGATTAGCTTGACGATTACTAGTCAGTCTTCGTCTATTTTCTAATTTTTGACGGTTTTGAGCTTTTTGGACATTTTGATTTTCTAAGGCAATTTGCGCTATAGCTTCGGTAGCTAAGGCAATTGCTTCAGAATCCCCTAGATCTTGAGCTTCTCGTAAAGCTCGTCTAGCTCGCTCACTATCAGACTTAACTCTAGCCTGATACTCGTTAACTAAACTAGCGTCTGAAGAAGACAATCTAGTTTGTAACGTAGATTTTTCCTTACTTAGATTTTGAGCGTAGTTAATCGCTTCATCACGCTGACGTTCAGCTTCCCTCATCCGATAAGTTAACTTATCAATTCTCTTTTTTACAGTATCACTATAATCTTCTAGTTCGGCAGCTTGATTAGGCTCCTCACTAAAATCTGAGTCGGGTTGCCGCTCTTGAATAACATCCGCAGCGTGTATATCGACTTCTTCGTCAGGTAGTATTAATTCAATTTGTTGTTCGGACATGGGTCCTCCTTATTGCAGAATAGATTCAGGATCTGAGATAACAGCTAAAATCTCATCGTCGTTTAAAAGACGCATATCGCCTCCTTCAATACGAAAACGAGCACCAGCATATCTCCCAAAAATTACCCAGTCACCTTCCTTACACCAAGGTCCGTTAGGGAATTTATCTGGATCTGCATATGCACTTGGTCCTAAAGAAACGACTAAACCAACAATTGTGGCAATCTTTTCTTTATCCAGTGTTTGTTTCGCAAGCATAATCCCACCACGGGTTTTTTGGCTTGGTTCAAAAGGCAGAATTAACATTCTGTATCCTGTTGGAACAGGAAGCTTATCAGCGTGTGTATCTATATTTTCAGCTGTGATTTTATTTTCTTCTGGAACACAATGTTCTTCTGAAGAACCGAAATTTAGAACACGATCGGGTACTGTTGAGTTAGTCATCAATCTCTTCCATTCTTGAGTGCAGGTTTACTATTTCTTGCTCAGTGAAATTTAAACCTGAAATTTCCCCAGCAATTCGCTGGTACTGAGCAAAGTCTTGTGCGCTTCCCGTAGCAAGCGTATGCGTGAGAGCCTCTTGACGCTCACGAATCTTTTTGAGTAAGAACTCAGAATACTTAATAAAGTCCATAAATTAATTTATGTAACTTGTGAAAGAAGTACCTTTAGTCGCAGCACCAACTCCTTTAATCTTTTTTTGTTCACCAAGCTCAGAAACTACACCAACTTTAACGTCTTTAGCCTGAGCAAATCCTTTATCAGACGCTTTCATAGACTCTACTGAAACTTGCTTTGGACGTTTGTCCCCCGGACCGGGGTACTTTTTTTCTTCAAACCTCATTTCGATTTACCTCGTTTTTTTAGCCCTTGACTTACTGGCCCCCTTTTTGGAGGAGGTCCTTTTTTAACGCCTTTCATTACTTCTTCGCCTTAGCTTTTGCCTTAGCTGATAACTCGTTTAAATGGAATAACTTCACACTTGTTTTAGTGTGTGTTTTATTACTGTGTAAACTTCCATCAGGCATCTTATGGTTAGAACCTTTATGCTCTGTGCCATCTTTCTTATAATGTTTAACGCCTTTCATTAGGTCTGCTCTCTTGATTCTTTAACTAATCTAGCTAAGTTTGTTAGGTTAGTATCTGCAGAGCGTTCGTCACGGAGTTCTACTTCTCGTAAATCTGCAGCGATTTTAACATCGGTTTGACGTTCTTGTGAATCGATCTTCTCAAGCTCTAACTGACCTTTTTGTTCGACTTCTTTTTCTCGAAGTCTTAGCTTCTCAACTTCAAGTGCCATCTGCTGTTCGAACATTTCACGCTGTGGGTCTGGAACTTCCATCGCCTGTTGCAATGCTTGTTCTTGACCTGTAATTTGTTGCGTAGCTTGCGCAGCCGCCATCGCAATTTGATTCTCATACTCAGGAGGAATCTGAGGCATTTTACCATCAGGTCCGGGTTGCGGTAATTGAATACCTTGTTGAGACAATAACTGCTCAACTTGTAATCGATATTTCAACGCCTGATGCTGCTGTATGTGTGCATTTAAAGCTTGAACCGCAGCAGGGTTTTGAGCCGCAGCAGGGTTCTGGCTAAACGCTAAATGAGTCTGAATATGTGCATCGTGATTCTGTTGAATAAAGGCTTGCAGCGGAACAGTTTGTAATGAATCTTGATTTTCCTGTACAGGATCTTTAGGTGCAGGAGGCGTATCCGGGATCAATATATCGTCGATATCCTGAATATTAAGTGCGATATACATCTTGCGGAACGCAGCTTTTAGATTATGGATCTGAGGAGCACTCTGAGCCATCTGAAGCTGTGTCTGTGCTAAAATAATTCTCTGCGTAGTACTAAAGATATTAGGATCAGATACAGGGATGACATCAACTTGATTGCCAAAGTCTTCTCTGAATACGGTTTGTTGTGCTCCCTGTACCTGATAAGGGTATTCAGGGGGCAATACCTCCCCGAAAATTCTTTTTAAAATCTTAAACTCACTCTTCTGAGCCCAATGCAATCGCTTATGGATTGCTGAAATAACTCTTTGGCCTCGCTCAAGCATTGCTATCGTAGAACCAACCGGAGCGTTTTGATTAGCTTCTGCACCACCTTGGTCTATTACAGAAGCAAACCGTTTCCCGGATTCGACTAGAACACCTAAGAGATTAGATAAAGTGGCACTTGGCTCTTTATAGGGCAACGGTAGGAATGAGTCTCGGATAGTTCCTCCGGGAGTATCGACATCACGCCACTCTCCCGGTTGAATTGGATCATCAGCTCTCTGGATATTTAGCCCTCGAGACTTAAACCCAGCAGGTAAATTAGCAAGCGTTCCCGCGTCAATTAGCTGTCGCAACAAAGAAGTAGCCGATTTAGTTACACCACCAATCATATGAATTAAACCAAAGCCGTAAAATCCTAAGCCCGGTAAAAACTTATAATGAGTGAAGTATTCAATCTTTTTTCGTAGTGGATCTTCTTCTGAGTAATTCCGCCGAATACTTAATACGTCTCGAGTATCTTTACAAATTGTGACGATATACGGAACAGCTATCCCCGTAATCTCACCGTCACGGTCTTCGTGCTCGAAACCTTTAATATCTAACTCTGTATGGATCTCTAACAAAGTAAACTCACGATCTTGTTGCGAAGGACTTACGCCTTCAAGCTCGTTAATTTTTTCTTGTACCGAAGATTCTTGTATTAACCCCGGAGAAGACATCGGAGTGTCACGGTAGAAACCTGATAACTTTAATTTTAACAAATCGTTTTCAGTCATGTGTATTACATGAGTGATTCGAGGTGTAGTGATTAAATCAGTTGTGTAATAAGGAACTACTAAATCTTCAGACTTTACAAATCGGGAAACCGCTCGACCGATGGTTGGATCATAGTAGCTTTTCTTAAACGCAGAACCAGATAAGGGGAGATAGAACAAAAGCTGATCCATTTCAGGATCATATTCTTCCATCTTATACATAATCTGGTAATTCATAAAATTCTTGACCCGATTAGCTTGCATTAGCTTCGGATCACTAAGTTTACCCATTACCTTAGTATCAACAGGACCACCTGCCGGTAACAGCTCTTTATACGCTTGAGCTTGAAACTGAGTAACAGCTTCGGCAAGCAACGGATGGTAAACCCCGCTCGCACCTTGGAAGGGTTCGCTTCTAGGGTCAGATTTAATCCCTAATAACTCAAGACCATCTTTAAACGTCTCGTACCAA